GCGGAGGTCTCAAAGCAGCAGGCGCTGGTGGTTCCATCATCGGTCGTGGTGCTGACCTTCTTGTGATTGATGACCCAGTGAAGGGCCGTAAAGAGGCAGACTCCGATGTTGAACGCCAGAACCTACTAGACTGGTATACGTCCGTTGCCTATACTCGTCTCGAAGCCTCCGGGGCGGTCATTGTGATGATGCAGCGATGGCATAACGATGATCTATCCGGCTGGCTCATTTCTGAGAATGCCGACCATGGACTGTGCTGCGTCTCCCAGCAATCGCAGAGGAAGACGATCCCCTTGGTCGGGAAGAGGGTGACGCATTGTGGCCAGAGAAGTACCCGAAGGAAAAGCTCGCCGTGTACCAGAAGGTTCTTCCGGCCCGTGACTGGAATGCGCTCTACCAACAGCGCCCGATGGAATCGACGGGCGACGTATTCAACAGTGAATGGTTCGTGTTTGGCGATCCTCCAGAACCCAAAGAGATTAGCTACGCCATCCAGGTATGGGACACAGCTATGACAGAGAAAACGGAGAATGACTATTCCGCCTGTGCAACTGTGTTCGTGACACAATACGGATGTTTCGTCCCAGAGGTGTGGAGGGGGCGTCTTGGTTTCCCTGATCTCAAACGGATGATGATCGCTAAGCACGCGGAATGGAGTAAGTTCCATCGGATATCCAGGGTCTACATCGAGAACAAAGTGTCAGGGACGTCGATGCTCCAGGCCCTGAAGAAAGACCATTCAGGTCTGCCTATATTGGCCATTGAGCCAGAAAGCCAGATTGGCAGAAGCAAGCGTGCTCGCGCCGAGTCTATAACGGAGTACATCGAACGTGGAAAGGTCGTGTTCCCGAAGAATGCTGTGTGGCTTCCTGCCTTTCTGGAGGAGATCACAATGTTCCCCCGTGGAAAGCATGACGACATGGTGGACGCTTTTGTGTATGCCTTGATCAAAGTCCAGGGCGGAGGGCGTTCTCCGGTCCGTCAGAACCAAGATGCGTACTTCGACCCGCGATCACTCGACCGGCATGAGCAGATCATCAACCTGTGGGGATAAACTGTTTGGCATTTTGCCGCTCCTTGTTTTCAAGGTATATCCGTGACACACTCCGCATACCTGTATGCCTGAAACTATAGACTCACCGAGTCTGACATGGACTCGTGGCAATACTATCCATTCGCCTGAGGAGCTTGCTAAGAAGGTGCAGGACCCATGGATAGCGAATCAGGAGGAAGAAGAAGCGCATAAGCGAATTATGCAGCGTGTGGAGATTGATATGAAACTCGCTCGTCAGATGTACGAAGGTGAATGGGATGACGCTCGTGAGATTTACGAAGCATACATCCCACAGGATGCTTCCGTCCGAATGGGCAAGAGGAGCAATTTGAAGATCCCTCTATCGCACATGATCACGGAGTCAGCGTTAGCGGAGGAGATCGATGCTTTTCCAGATATTGAAATTGATACCCAGGAAGAAGACGACAAGTTAAAGATCCCGATCCTCAATGCGTGCAAGGATTACGCTCTGTCCCGAACGAAATGGGAGAAGATGAAGATGAGGGCTTTGCGTCTTCGTCGTATCTACGGATTCTCCGTCGTACGTATTTCGTATGTTCGTGAGACACGCATCATCCATGAGAGAATCCCCATGACGGATGATGATGGGCTGATGGCAGTGGGCTATCGCCCAGTTGTCGATCACCCGTATGACGACATCAAGATCGAGGTCATCGAAGACCCCTATCGCTTCTACGTTGATGACATGGCGACGGATATCGATGAGGCCGTGGACTGCGCCCTTATGACGGAAATGAGTTGGCAGGTATTCCAAAAGACCTTCCAGCACGATAGGCGCTTCAAGAACATCAAGTATGTACAGCCTGGCTCCTACTACGCGATGGATTACGGAAGCGGGAAGTGGGTGTACCCGGACCATGGATCAATCAACACGAGAAACAAGGTCAAGGTGATGGAGTACTGGAACGAGATGTCTGACGAATACGTCATTATTGCGAATGGAATCATTATCCGTCAGGACAAACTTGTTGATGACCATAAGCGTTTGCCGTTCGCGGTCATGCACATGTACCGCCGTCCGAAGTCCTTCTGCTCGAAAGGGGTGCCTAAGCTCATCGAGAGTATCGAGGCCGCCTATAACAGCATCATCTCTGCCGAGTTGCAGGCAACCAAGCTCGCTTTCCCGATTGTGATGACATCAGAAGACTCTGGAATCGATCCGAAGGCTCTGATCCAGTACCCAGGAGCAGTATTCGAGGGAGCAATGGACAAGATGAAGCTCGAAAAGCTCGGCTCCGTTCCTTCGGAGGCATACGCATTGAAGACGAAGCTCGAAGAACTGCTCATTTGGGTGACTGGCGTGAACTATCAGAACGTATTCGGTGATCAGTCGGCCCGCGTTGGCATCGAGGCTCTCAAAAAGGAGTCGATGCTGTCTCGTATCAACCTAAACCTTCGTGAGAACGAGGTGGATTTCGTTATTCGCATCGGAGACCTGCTGATTCAGGACATTATGCAGTATTACAAGGTCCCGAAGGTCCGTGCGTTGGTCTCTCCAGAGGAGCGGAAGGCCCTAAAGGGCAAGAGCCTGAAGAAAGATGGTCGAGAACTCATTTACGGTGAGGATAAGCAGATCAAGGGAGTCATTGAGTACCGAAAGATCATGGTGGATGGTTATAGCGTCCAGGAAACGACGAGCGACGGTATGTTCACGTTGAAAAGCATCGGCAGCGGTAACTGCGGGGCCATTCTTGCCCGTCCTGAGTACATTCGTACCAAGTTCAACATCGATGTTCGTGCCATACGTCCTTCGGCGATGGGATCGAGCAAAGAAGCGAAGAAGCTCATGCTCATGGAGGTCGCAAACCACGCCATGATGGTCAACCAGAACGCGGCAGCCAGCCAGCAGAAGCCCGTGTTTGATATGTCTGAGCTGGAGAAGCTCATTGTCGAGATTAACGAGCTTTCTCCGAAGGTTCTATCTGCCAACACGCAGGATGTAGGGAACGAAGCTATGAAAGCACTCCACGAAGCTGCCTTGCCGTTCATGGGTGACTTCAAAGAGGCGGATGCGCCCATGCAGCAGCCACCAGAGCAGTCTCCTCAACAGGCTCCTGCCCAGATGTCCCCTGTTGCCCAGAACGAGTTCCAGTCGATGACTTTCTAACCACCACCTACCATGTACGACTATTTCCTACGGATCTGGCGCAGAGCTGTTCTGCCATTAGAGGCTTTTAGCGATAGGAAACCCCTGACGAAGGTCGAAGGCGCTGCTCTTGCTGGATTGATCAATCGAAAGGAGTTTCGCCTTTTTGAGAAGTATCTGGCATGGAAGATTGCCGTGAAGAATGCAGAGGGGATGCGTAGCGATGATGATCAGGTGACGCACGACCGGAAGATTTGCGTGAACGTCTTGAAAGAGATCCCCTATGACCTACGGACTATATGGGCTGCGGCGCAGCCTCGTGAACAAGAACAGAATATGCTGGATAAGGATTTCAAAATCTTCCGAGACGATACAGATGAAAATATTTGAATACCGGAAGATATATCTTTCCAGGCCGAATACGTATTACCAGTGCCGTCGGTGTAGGAGTGAGGGGCCTGTCCCAGGAGATACATACGTTTGCCTGGAGGAGGAAATGAAAGACATAGCCGTAGATGGAACGGAAGCTAGGTATGTCGTTTGGCGTTGCCGCAAGTGTGGGCAGTTGCAGAATCGTGGTTGGAACAAACCCGTGGATTTCACTTATGGCGAGGGGCATGATGATTTCGTCGAACCGGAAGCAATCGATCTGACAAAGATCGCAGAGGCAAGAGCGGCGCTCACGGAGATGGAGAAGAATGCACGCAAGAATAGGAGAACGTTGACACGGAAGAGGAGGTGATGTATTTCTGATTTGCTGATCCTTTCTATCATCGAACGCTAAACGTCCAATGGCTGCGTCCTGTTTACCACCAGGCCGGAGCCATTGGCTCTACGTTTATTTTCTACTATCACTCCCTTATGGATCAGCATAAAGCTGCTGGAACCGATGACAAATCGCAGTCCAGCGAGGAAGCTCAACCTGAAATCGAGCAGGATGGTTCATCCGTTTCCGACGAGCAAGGAAACATCACGGATATGTCCTTTGAGATTACCGAAGGCGGTAAGACCAAAGTGTCAAAGTCCAGTGATGGTTCCGGCAACGAGGAAGAAGATGATGGTCAGGAACCCGATGAAAAGAGTAAGGGTAACAAGACCAAAGACCAGACTACGCAGCAAGCGGACGAGAAATCTACGAGGCATTTCTCGCGCAAAATCAACATCGAAGTTGATAAGCGCGTCGATCTCGCTACGGATATGTTGGAAGAGAACCCAGAGTACATCTACCGCTTGGCGGAGAGGGACCCTGCGGTTGCCAACCGTATCCTCAAAAAGCGCGGTACGGAGTTCAGCGCCAAAAACGTTGACGAACTATTGCGAAACAAGCGACTCGAAGAAGCCGGGGATGACCCGGTGAAGCTCTCTGTGCT